AGGGATCTGATCTCCTCCTTCCCCACCTGAAGCGGAAGCTCCTGCTTCGCCGTCTTGGTGTTCAGGTAGATCGCTGCCCCGCCGAACAGCCGCGCGGCCGTCTTTGCATCCTGCACGCGGCGCTTGAGGTGTAGCTTTTTCTCCAGGCGCTCGAGCTTGGTGATCTGCTTCGCCTCGGCGCGCCACTGCCGCCATTTACGGGTCGCATCCTCGGCCGGGTAGTCGATGATGGCCCTGGCCAGCCAGGAGGTCCGGTAGATCGCCTCCAGCTGCTGAGGAGTCCAGGGCGTCACGACGTAGTGGTTGTGCGCCGCCTTGTCGCGGCCGGTGCCCAGGTTCGCCACGATGTTGACGAGCCCATCAGCCATGTTTTTGATGATGCCCATCAGAAGCCTCTCCACGAGTAGCTGCCGCCACCCAGTTCCGTAATTGCGTAGACCATGGCGTCCAGCCTGTCAGGCGACTTCTTCGCCGTAGCCGGGACGTACTCCATCAGTTGGTTCTCCAGCGTGTACAGGGCGCCCTGGTGCGACACCCTGCCCTGCTCGTACAGGGCCGAGATGGGCTCAGCCCGGGCAAACTTGCCCTTGCTGGCGTGCACGCGGAGCACGCGGCCCTTGAAACCGGCGTTCTTCAGCGTGTCCTCTGCCATGTCACCGCCCTGGTTCGTCTCGATGACGATGGCATCTGCCTGGTGCTGCTCGTAGGCGACCATGGCCTTCTTGGCCCAGCCGGCCGGGCTGAACTTGCCGCTGTAGTCGCCGTCCACCGAGAACTGGCGCTTGTCGCCCGAGCCGTAGGCGCTCGCGGCCACGATGCCGGTCTCGTCGCTCTCGTCGCTGTTGGTCGCCTGCGGGTCGATGGCCACCACACAACGGTGGCGCTCCATCTTGATCTGCAGGGCATGCGCCGCGGCGATCAGCTGCTCAGTCCACAGCGCGCCCTCGGCGTTGAACCGGCGCGGCCGCTGCATGTACTGGGCCTCTGCCGTCCTCCGGTGCGAGAACAGCGCGGCCCGGTGGGTCTCGTTGTGCTTGAACGGCCAGAGCCAGCCATCCGGCAGGCCGTGCGCGATGGGTATCCCGTGCGTGTTCTCGCTGGGGTACGCCTCGCTGTTGTCGATGAGCACCGGCAGGTTCAGGTGGTGCCACTGCTCCCCAGACCCGCCGCGCAGCAAGTAGCCGCTCAGGTCGTGGTAGTGGATGCGCTGCATGATCACCACCATCGGGGTCGTCTCGATGGCCAGGCGGCTCTTGATGGTCTCGTTGAACCGCTTGTTCACCCCGTCCCGCACCGTCTCGCTGTAGGCGTCGTCGGGCTTGACCGGGTCATCGATGATCAGCGCGCCCTGCCAGCCCGGCTCCATGTGCCCGGCCCGGAAGCCAGTGACCTGGCCGGCGGCCGACGAGGCATACACCCCGCCGCCGTGCTCCGTCCACCACATGGCCTTGCTGTCGGAGTCGTCCTTGAGCGTCATGGGCCACATGCCCTGGTACGCGGCCGACTTCACCGTGGCGCGGGCCGTGCCCGAGTTCAGCAGGGCCAGGTTGTGCGAGTAGGACAGGTGCAGGAAGCGCGCGCGCGGGTTCAGGGCGAGGCCCCGGCTGATCATGTTGATCGTCGCCAGCTCGGTCTTCGTGTACCCGGGCGGGATGTTGATGATCAGCCGCGTGATCTCGCCAGCCACCACGCGGTCCAGGGTCTCCTGGATCACCTTGTGGTGAGGCGCCACGATCATCTTGGCGCCCATGCGCTGCTTGAAGAAGTACCGGGCGAAGTACAGGCCATCAGCCTTGCACATGGCCGCCCGGATGCTTTCGTCAGCAGTCATCTTGCTCCATCACCTTCCGGATAGCCTCCGGCGTCATGTGGACCACCTCCACGGGGCCTCCGTCCTTGCCGGTGTGCTCCACGCGGTCCTTGAACATGCCGATGTGCCGGCCGATGTCCACCAGGGCGCCCTTCTTGTCGTGGAACTTGACCTTGAGCCCGTCGCGGCCCTCGCTCACCTCGGCGATCGCGGCGGCGGTGTCGTCATCGATCTCATCGGCCGCCACCAGGCGCAGGCCGTGATACGGCTCCGTCACCGCCTCGCCGTCCTTGCCTTCATTCGTGCACAGCTCCGTCGTTCCCCAGCGCACCACCTTGCGGATGTCGCTGAAGCCGATCTTGGCCAACTCACGCAGCACCATGTCCTGGGTGATCTCGGTGCGCGCGGAGCGAGCCGCCTGGGCCGCCTGGATGGCCTTGGCTACTTCAACATTCCTCAACAGTCGTTCGCCCTGCGATGCCGCTGTCTTGGCGCTGTAGCCGGCCCTGGTCGCGGCCTGGGTTGCGTTCAGGTCGATCAGGTACTCGGCCGCAAAGCGCTCTTGCTTTGGGGTGAGTGCCATATGTGTTCTTTCTGCGGAATGGAGAAAGGTGCCCAGCAATTCATAATTGCCTTCTTTAACCAGGAGGCGAATTGATGAGGCCAATTCAAGTGACCATTGATGAAGACGTGCTAGATATCGCCAACATGGAGGCGATGGGTCTGTCGGGCTATGTCCCCTACGTGGAGCAGTACCTCATGTACGTGGACCACCACGACGTCTTGCGCGCATCTCAGGGCGGCTACCCAATTGCCGTGACAAAGCAGCAACTGGACGCCCTCATCGCGCACCTTCAGTCCATCCGGCATCAATTCAGAGACTCTTGAATAGGTGCCACCGCTGCGGGCAAGGCGTCCCTGGCGTGTGAGGCGTGGTGGATGCGCCCGAGCGGTGGCGGAAACGAAATGGCCCCGCGTCAGCGAGGCCGTGTTGATAGTCACCCCATCGGACTTACGCCTGCTGGGGCGCTGGGGGGATGCCGTTCGCTGACCAGCTCCGCAGCTTGTGGCGAGACATTCCCGCGCGCCAATCCCGCAGCGCGCGTCCCGGCTGGTTCGGGCGCAAACGACAAAGCCCCGACTGCGCGAGCAATCGAGGCTTGGTGTTGTTCCCGGGGCCTTGCACCCAGGTGGCTTGTCGCACTTTCAGCGCTTGTGGTGGCACCCTCCTGATCCCGGGTGCGTGACACGATTGATTTGCCTGGGGCGCCTTGCGGCGTCGCGTCGAACCAGTGTGGCGGATCAGGCTCCGCATTCACCATCACGGCGGCCGGCTGGCCCCTGCAGATACTATCTACAGCGTACTCTCGGGGCGGGCCACTCCAAGGCGCGTGCCCACCAACCGGCCTGCGTGATGGCCCTCTTCAGGGGCCAATGAAAAAGCCCTGGCGATTTAGGCCAGGGCTCTGTTTTTGGACGCAACGTCCCGGGGCTCATTCTGCTACGGTTTTTCGTTCAGTGCAACACACCGCGATCCATCAGGCCGCGGGCCAGCATGTTCCTGGCCTCCATCAGCAGGATCTGGCGCTCGGCCCAGTTCTCTGGGAGCCTGGGGCTGTTCCAGACCTCGGCGCGGCAGTGCAGGTTGCGTGCTGCGAAAGACAGGGCTGTGCGGTGCGGCTGGGGAATCGCATCGATCACGGCGTCCACGGTCTCCATGTCCGGTCCATCGTCACCGCCACCGGCCGGGCCAACCACGCAGGATGGTGAGCGGCTTGGGTATCCCTCGGCCATGCCGTCGGCCAGTTGCCAAGCGTGCCAGTCGGCGAGGATGTCGTTCAGTGCCTGGTTGAGCATCCGCTCGGTGTCGTGCGCCAAGGCTTCAAACATGATTTCTGTGCTCCTATTTTTGATCAACCAAGGTGCTTGCGGATCTGGACCATCTGCTGATCGGACCACTGCACGGCGGCCACGGCGATGCCGTTGCGATCCAGGTCGATGAGGCCGTCGAAGACCTGGGCGGCCTGGCGCGCGATCTGCAGCTCAGGCCCGGACAGGCCCACGCGCTTCTTGGCCCGCAGGCGCGCGCGCACGGCCGGGTAGGTGTTGAGCTGGGCGGCGATGGCTGCCTCAGCTTCGGGCGTCAGGGGCTCGCCGTCTTCCCAGAGCAGGCGGAACATCTGGCTGTAGGTGAAGCCGGTCTCGATCCAGTCCCACAAATCGGTCACGGTGGCCGTGCCGGTCTCCAGCCGCTGCACCAGGTCGTGGTGGGCGACCTTCGCGTCCAGCTTTGCACCAGGGGCTGCGCGGCGAGCCTTTGCCACCTTCGCGCAGCGGTCGATGCTCGAATACGCGCCAGCCTTCGCGGCTGCTTCAGCCACCTTCTTGACGGTCGAGAGGCGGACGTGGGCCGGATTGCAGCAGCACTTCTCGCCACAGGTCACGACCACAGGCTGGCGGGCGGCTGGCGGCGTGCCCTTGATGTCAGCGACCACGCGGCGCACAAGCAGGCAGGGTCCTCCGCCGCGCTTCATGATGGGATAGCCGTTGTCGCTGGTGGCGCCTTGCCAGAGCCAGCACTCCCCGACTTCTTCGCACCGGGCTTTGATTTCGTCCAGGGTGATGGTCGTGGTCATGCCAGCGCTCCCAGCAGGTCACCCTGCTCCGGCACGGGCGCGGTGGCCACGGCCAGCGAGGTGATGGTCACGACCAGCTTGCCGCCCTCCACCGGCTCGCCGCGCTGGGCGTTGATGCTGCGCACCCAGCGGTCGTCCTCGATGGCCACGCCCTTAAGCGCGTCCAGCAGCACCTTCTGGGCGTTGTCCAGGTCGATGCATTGCACGGTGTCGTCCCAGGCCATGGGGTCGCGCTTCGCCCGGCGCGCCCAGTCCTGGGGCCGGTGCGGGTGCAGGGTGTAGGCGATGGCAACGCGGCCGGCGATGGGGCTGCGCACGCCGGCAGCCTTGGCAAGCCAGCCCACCTTTTCCTTGAACGCCTTGGCCTCGGTCGAGACGTAGGTCATGGCCATGCTGGTCGCGCCCTTGCGGATCACGCGGGTCTGCCAGTAGCGATTGGCAGACACCGGATAGGGCAGCACGATGGTGACGGGTTGGGTCATTGAGCGGTCTCCTGAGCGGTGGCGCGGACGAAGCGCAGCTTTCCGCAGGCATTGGTCTCAACCAGGCCGTGCCCGCGCAGCGAGTTGATGTGCTCCTGTGCGGCGTTGGCAGAAGCCCAGCCGAAGTGCTTGGCAATGGCGCACGCCGGCGGCAGCTGGTCGTTCTCGGCCAAGAACTCGCGCATGAAGGCCAGCACCTGCAGGCTGCGTTCAGAAGGGTTCTTCATGGCTTACTCGTTCGGGTCGATGTAGAGAAGCAGCGGCTCTGCGCCGTGCAGACCCAGGTACTGCTGGCTGGCCTTGTCGAACCAGAGGCCGATCCGGCCTTCCCATTCGCCATTGCGTTGCTTGTCCCAAATGAGGATGGCGTCGGGGTCGCGCGCGTCCTCCTCGGGCGTGAGCTTCCCCTCCTCGCGCTTGCGCTCTTTCGGCTTGTTCCGCCAGACCAGCACGATGTTGTCGGGTTGGTCAGAAATGGCCCCCGAGCCCTTCAGGTCGTACTTGTTGGGCGCGTGATCCTCGTTCGCAGGCTTCTTGATGTGGTGGACCAGGTGGATATGAACGTCGCAATCTCGGGCGATGGAGGTGAGCTGGTCCACAAAGGCCTTCTGCCCGTTGTAGTCGTCCTCCCCTTGCACGCATTTCATGAGCGAGTCGATGAAGATCTGCGTGACGCCCAGCACCTTTGCGGCGTACCTGGCCACGGCGCAAACCTGCAGCCAGTCCACGGTGCCCTGCTGGTCGTACAGCCAGAGCTTGTCGTCGGTCCAATCCCGGAACTGCTCGTACACATCGATCAGCTTGCGGCGGGCCTGGTCGCTGCCACGCGCCCCCACCGCCTCAGGGTTCATGCCAGAGAACTGGCGGCCCATCCGCTCCAGGGTGCGCTCGGGCTTCATTTCGAACGAGGCGATGCAGACCTTCTCGCCCTGGGCGCACAGACTCAGGGCCACCATGCCGGTCACCATGGACTTGCCGTTGCCGTTCGCGCCGGCCCAGACCGTGACTTCGCCGGGGCGGAACTGGGCCAGGCCATGGGTCTTTTTCCACGGCAGCAGGCGCTGGCGCACCTTCACCGGGGTTTCGATGCGGTCGATCAGCTTCTGAACCCACAGCGAAGCGGGCAGCACCTTGCGCTGTGCGTCCGTCTCCTGCTCGTAGGCCGCGAAATCGATGTCGTCAAGCGTGAAGACGTTTGCCATTGCCGCCTTGCTCCTTCGTGTAAAACCAGATTTCTTCGTCCCGGGCGCAGACCAACAGGCCAGCGCCGGCTTTGCGGATTGCGGCGAACAGGCGCCGCGCGCGGTCGTCTCCGCGCTGGCCGAACAGGCAGACCTGCATGCCGACGAGGCAGCAGAAGTCCAGCAACTCGGGCACATCGCCCTCATCAACGTGCAGGTGCGGGTCTTGCTGGTCGGTGAACTCGTTGCGGTCCCGGTGCCAGTTGCGCGAGAACCAGGCATGGAGCTGGCTGTCGCTGTCGGTCACCCAGGCTGTGCGGCACGGCAGGTAGCCGGCGCGGCGCATCTGCAGCAGAGGCTCCTGGCCGCGCATCACACGAACGGGCGGCCGGTGCTGCCGGCGCCCCCTCCCTGCTGCCAGCCCTGGCCGCCCAGCTGCCCCTGCTGTCGCGACTGCACCCAGTCGGCCCGGAATCCGCGCCAACCATTGGCGCAACAGGTCGTCAGAGCGTCCTCCAGGCTGTAGCCAGCCTTGGCTGCTTCTCGGGCAATGCCGTCCAAGGCGGTCAGCGTCACCTCTGCCTTCACCCGCTTTCGCAGCTGCAGGAAGTCGGACCAGGTCTGGTCGGTCACTCCATCAGGTTTCGGGATCGATGGGACAACAGGTGCAACGGGCGCGGATGCGCGCGTTGTCTTCTTCTGTTCCTTGGTATGTTCTTTGGTATGTTCTTTGCGTGTAGCCGAATCGGCTACCACGCGTGTAGCCTGATCGGCTACCGTTTGAGTAGCCGAATCGGCTACCGTAGCCCGTTCGGCTACCGTAGCCTGATCGGCTACTTTTTCAGCCAGGATTTCAGGCACTTCCAGCGTGTACCGCGTGGACTTGGAGTAGCCCCCCAATCCATCCTTTTTCAGCCATCCGAAGTTCACCAGGGCGGTCGTGGCAGAGCTGATGTTGGAGGGGTGCATGCCACATCGCGCGGCGATCTCTGCGCGGGACGGCCAAACGGTGTTGGTGGCCTTGTTGCGGAACGAGAAAAGGGCAACAAGCACGCGGGTCTGCTCAAGCGTCAGGCGGCGGTCGGTGACAACCTCCATGGGTACAACGGCAAAGGGCGGGACGTTGCTGCTCATGCCGCGCTCCCGATCAACACATTTGCGTTACTGAAAAGTCCTGCGGTGGTCATGACCGCCTCCTGAAGGGCAGCACACGGCCTTGCTGCTTGGGTAGTCGGTAGCGGGCAGCCAGCGTCTGCTGGGCCAGCTTCGTGGCCGCCTGCTCGGGCGTCAGCCCGTGCGCCTGGGCGTAGGCATCCAGCGCAGCCGATTCCTGGGCCGTCAGGTCCAGCTGCTGGAGGTGTCGAGGTTTTGGCACTGGAGTTCATTTCCGCGTTACGCAATCGGTGCTCGAAAGACGCTGAGGCGTCACTGTTGTGCTGCTCGCTTTTCGGTAGCACCGTCGCGAGAATTGCCGCCATGAAATCGAGACAGCCCTTCCAAAATCAGCTCCCGCAGGAACACAGACTTCTGCATCCCGTTGAACTCGGCCATGGCCTCGGCCAGGCGGTCCTCTGCGTCGTTCAGCGACAGGTTCACGCGGTGCTTGCGGATGTGGCTCGGGTCGGCGTACATGGTTCGTTTGCCCTCCAGGCAGTTCTTCTTTGGGATCGGGATTCGGGGTGCGGCAGCCGTCAGGGCAGCGCGCGGGGAGTTGCGGTGCAGGCCTCAGGCCTGGGCCGGCTGCTGGGGTTGGGCGGCTGCCGTGTTGCGCAGGTAGGCCCAGTCCACGTCGGTGCGGATGTCTTCGCAGCGCACGGCGCCGCCCGACTCGCGGTCAATGGCAATGCACAAGCTCTCGCCCAAGCGCTGCCCTTTGCTGATGGCCTTGCGGAGGTAGCCCTCGCTGGTGTCGCAGCGTGCGACGAAGGCCTGACGGTCGGCCTTGGGCAGGCCGTTGAGGTAGGTGAGGAGTTTGTCCATGCCTCAATTCTTACCCATGGGTAAGATTAAAGCAATACCCATGGACAATTTACCGACAGGTAAGCATCTGGTGGAATCAGCGCATGGATAAGTACGAACAACGCCGCAAGGCACTTCGAGCCTTGGTGGACAGCCTGGGCCGAGGCGGCATCAGTGCGGTGGCCCAGAAGATCGGCAAGGATTCCAGCTACGTCTCTCGAATGCTGTATCCAGAAGGGAAAAATGGCATGAAGCGCATGGGCGAGGACACCGTCGAGGTGCTTCAGAAGGCCTTCCCTGAGTTCATGGAACACCTGGCGAATGAGGCAGGGGAGCAAGCTGACCAGACACAGCGTCATGCAGAGAGTCAGGTGCATGCTTCCGCTCCATCGGAGGCGCCGTCGGCCGGTGGGGGCCCGCCCGATCTGATCATTCGCCAGTTCGAAGATACAGGTGGCGGAATGAGCCACGGTTTCAACCTTGAGGACAACCCGCCCGGCCAAATCCGCAGCTGGCGCGTGACGCATGACTGGCTAAGAATCAACGTTCCAATTCACTCAGGAGTAAAGAATCTCTGCATCGTCACTGGCTTTGGTCCGTCAATGAAACCAATGTTCAATCCCGGCGACCCAATTTTGGTGGACCTAGGAGTAAAGACAGTTGACCACGAGGGTGCCTATTTCTTCCGCGTTGGCAATGAAGGCTACATAAAGCTTTTGCAGCGGATACCAGAATTCGACGGCCCTGGCTTCCGTTTGCGCGCTATATCCAAAAACCCAGACTACCCTCCTTTCGAAATTTCCCCAGAGAACCCATATTTTGAGGTCATAGGGAAGGTTTTAACCGTTTGGCG